ACCCATCTGGTGCTACAGAAAAGGCATATAAAATCAGATACCTCGATGCCGACGGAAACATCACAGATGAAGCGAACGCTGTTCACAAGGCAGCCTTTGTTGGGTGCACGTACCATTGTGGCTAAATGTCCCGACTTCACAGAAGTCGTCCTCATTTCCTCCAAAGTGCCTCCCACTTTGTAAGAAAGACATCCCGAGTGGCAGAGCCACTCGTATCAAGTGACTCCGTCACTTAAAAAAACCTCCCCAAATAGTAGAAATGGCCGCGAATGGCCAACTTGTGTTCACGGATGTGGATAAGGTCACGTTCAAGGGCGTCGGTGATACATCGAATGCCGTGATTGACACGACCACGGGGAAGATTGGGGTCGGGGTTGACAGCCCAGACGCCAACCTCCACGTTCTCGGGAACTGCTTCGTCAGCACGAACCTCGAACTCGGTGGGACCATGACAATGGGTACGGTAACAGTAAACGCACGTCACGAACTCTCGGCCATCACCGCCACGGGGAACACGACACCGCACACAGTGGAGTTTCAGAACGCTGAGACGGGTCTCGTGACCACGGGGAACGTCTCTGTCGGGAAGGAGTTGACTGTGACTGGGAACGTCGCAGTCGACACGGATACCCTCTTTGTTGATACAGTGAATGACAGAGTGGGGGTGGGGACATCTACACCGGGTGCAGAACTTCATATCGCGGGATCTGGGGCCGTAGTCGTTCCGAGTGGGACGACTGCACAGAAGCCCACGGGTGTTACGGGTATGATTCGGTTTAATACAGGTGTAGGAAAGTTGGAATTTTATAATGGAACGGTATGGTCATTTTTAGGGGGTGTTAGTGCTACGGGTGGTACTATCACGACTGAAGATGGATACACGATTCACACATTTACAACTGGTGGTTCATTTACGGTTGTTTCAGGTGGTGAAGTTGAATACTTGGTAGTCGCGGGTGGTGGTGGTGGGGGAGCTGACCGAGGTGGAGGTGGAGGTGCGGGTGGTATGCTCACCGGAACACTGCCAAATGTAACACCTGGTTCGTACACTATTACAATCGGTAGTGGCGGTGCTGGTGCATTAGCGGATAATGTCACTGCTAGTAACGGTAATGATTCGTCTGCACTCGGTATTATCAGTTCTGGTGGCGGAGGGGGTGGTTCTGAAAACACTAGTGGAGCAAATGGTGGGTCAGGTGGCGGTGCCTCGTATAGTAGAACAGCGGGGGGTGGTACAACTGGACAGGGTAATTACGGTGCAAACGGTGTGTCTAATCCCAGAAGAACGGGAGGTGGGGGTGGAGCTGGTGCGGCCGCGACCAACCAGAACGGGGGTGTCGGTCTACAATCAAGTATTTCGGGGACATCTACATATTACGCGGGTGGTGGTGGTGGTGGTGATAACCGAGATGGAACTAGTGGGGGGGTAATATACGGGAATGAGGGAAATGGTGGTGGTGGGAGAGGTGGTATTGGTTCTAATGGCAACGGTACCGCTGGTACACCCAATACAGGGGGAGGAGGAGGTGGTGGAGGATATTTTAATGATGGACACGGTGGCTCGGGTGGCTCGGGAATAGTGATAATAAGATATCTCAACTAAACATATAGAATGCCTGAATTTGCAGAAATAAATCCTCAAACCAATGAAGTTCTTCGAGTCATCGGAGCGAAGAGTAAACTTTGGTGTGAGTACGAATTAGATGGAATATGGTTCAGAACCCATCACGACACAGAAGGTAAAAACTTTGCGGGGATCGGGTTTACGTATCACCCAGATAAAGATAACTTCTCGGCACCTCAACCCTACCCTTCGTGGACCCTCGATGACCAATGTCATTGGCAACCTCCCGTATCTAGACCAGACAGCGAAAATTCTTATGAATGGAATGAAGAAACCCAATCATGGGAAGCTTAAAAATTTCCTCCAAAGTGCCTCCCACTTTGTAAGAAAAAACACACCGAGTGGCCCTGCCACTCGTATCAGTTGGCTTTTCCCAGTTTAAAAAAACCTCCCTCCATAGTAGATATGTCAACGAATGGTATCCTAGACTTTCAGGGGACGAATAAGGCTACGTTCGTCGGGGAAAATTCGAACGTTGTCATCGATACGGTAAACGCAAGTTTTGGGATCGGGGTCGATGTCAATGGACCCACGTCCAATCTCCACGTCGTCGGGAACGCCTACGTCACATCGAACCTGGAGGTGGGTACGGCCAACCTCTTCGTGGACACGGTGAATTCTAGGGTGGGGATCGGGACGACGAGTCCGAAAAAAGAATTACATGTTTATGGGGACGGAACTGAAACAGATATACTGATCGGTGAAGATACAGCAATAGACAAAACGTCTCTCATAAGGTATAAACAAGGTGATGGAAGTGCAACCGGAGTTTTACAATTTGGTCATTGGGGTGATAGTTTCGGCACCAATCCTAAAACACTCTGTATCAAATCTGGTGGCAACGTCGGCATCGGGACGACGAGTCCGCAGGCAAAGCTCGAAATATCCTCAACGACACAAGATTCTAGTGATAGTTCAAATAATGTGAATCAATTAAGAATAAATTGTACCAGTGCCCTTAGTTATGCTGGAACCGGGGGTGGTATAACATTCTGTCAGCGATATTGGAATGGTTCTAGTAGCATGATAACAACTGGGGGTGTTTTCGGTGCCAGACTTGGAGGCACTGATGGTAGTTATGGAGGAGGGCTTGTATTTAAATACAAACCAAATGGTTCTGGTGCAATGGCAGAAGGAATGGTTTTATCTAGTAATGGTAGAGTAGGCATCGGGACGATTGATCCACCGTGTCTATTGACTATTGATGGTGGTACAGGAGTTAACAGCACTGGTGGTGTTTTAGCAATTCGCCAAAAAGGGGATACGGTTGATGATGGTATCACACTCACAAGTAGCAGTGCCAACTCTACACGGTTGTATAAAGATGGAAGTGGACACTTCTATATACATACGGGGGGTAGTGATACCGTTTTTCAAAATCAAACGGGTAATGTAGGCATCGGGACGACGTCACCTCAACAGAAATTAGAGGTTCATGGGAACATTCTATTGGGTCAAAACGATAACAAGAGTTTCATTCACGGTGGGGCGGATATCGCATTAAGTTCCGACAACGATGTTTTGATTGTTAGTGATTCGAATGACACGGGTGGTGATGGTGCTGCCGACATCATATTTGGTGCTGGTTCAGCTATAAATATGGACACTTCCAGAAACTTTACATTTGCCCAAGCGTATCCGAGTTCTGTACCTCGTCTAGAGCATATGCGTATCTTGGGAAGTAACGGCAACGTCGGTATCGGGACAACCATACCAGGTACATTAGGGACTCAAACGTATTCAGGTGCGTCGCGTCGCATCTTGCATTTGATGGGGTGGATGTATTATGGAGATATGTCAGGTGATAACGAAACTTGGGTCACTGGTATAGGAACTAGCACTAGTGGAAACGCAAATCATTTTCTATGGAGGTTCAGTTTGAACGGTGCAGCTCTATACAACGTAGCCTATATTGGTTATAATAATGGATCGTATTACGATGTAAAAACATTTACAGGCCAGCACAGGGCTGCGAGAATAGAAAACATCCCACCAAAAGATGCTCACACATACGAAGGATTAATCGTAGTGGCGGATAAGAACGCATACGAATCTGTAAACGGTGAGAAGCGACGGGGTAAAGAAGCGATCACAGCGAATGAAGCCGTACCGTTTCTAACTTTAAGTAAGGAAGTGTGTGACAAAAGGTGCTTCGGTGTGATTTCGGCATCAGAGGATCCGGATAAAAGAGAACAAAGATTCGGTAATTTCGTATCTATTCACCCAAAAGAGGGCGGTGATACGTTTATCTTCGTTAACTCACTGGGTGAAGGTGCGATGTGGGTCGCGAACGTAAACGGTGCACTCGAATCAGGAGATTTTATTACAACTTCGGACGTACCGGGATATGGTATGAAGCAAGACGATGATATTTTACACAATTACACTGTTGCCAAAATTACGATGGATTGTGATTTCAATCCCCCCACTCAACCCGTTCAACGTGTAAAGAAAATACTGGGTGAAGTAAAATACTGGGTTCAAACTAAATATATGAATGTAACGCACGAGGAATACGATACTTTAGATGAAACTGAAAGAACTATAGAATACATCGATTCAAACCCTATCTACAAAAAAATCGTAAAAGAAGATTCTCTCGAGGAAGATGATGATCACATAGAGCTAGATATTCGTATGGAAATGGTGAATGATGTCGATGAAAATGGTCAGATGATATGGGAAGACCACCCAACAGAAACCGAAAAAGCGTATAAAATCAGGTACCTCGATGCCGATGGTGTGGAGACGGATGAAGCGAACCATGTCTATAAGGCAGCCTTCGTCGGGTGTACGTACCATTGTGGCTAAGTCCCGAGTAACATAGTTGCTCGTACATGAAAAACAAACTCCTTATGAAACACTCATTTGATAAGGACTTCCATCGTATCAAATGGCTTTTGGTCGTTTAAAAAAACCTCCCTCCATAGTAGATATGTCGTACTACGTGACGAATGAGAACTCGGTTCTCAATATCAATAACGCGCATCTAAAAGTTTCAGGGAATGTCATGACCGACGTGATGAAACTGGGTGCCATAGAGTTTGCGCCTCCAGCGTCGGATGTCGGTGGAACAGTAAACTTCACGAACGTCACGACGGGGGTCACGACTTCCTCGAACCTCAGTGTAGGTGGGACCCTCTCTCTCGGGACCGTCGAGGTTGTCGCCACGACGCACACACTCGCGAATACGACAGCCAACGGGAACGTCACACCCCACACGGTTCAGTTTTCGAACGCCACTACGGGTCTCGTCACCACGGGGAACGTCTCTGTCGGGAAGGACTTGACTGTGACCGGGAACGTCGCAGTCGACACGGATACCCTCTTTATCGATACAGTGAATGACAGGGTGGGGATCGGGACGACAACACCTGGTCGAGCACTCGAAATCGCCGCTGATGGTGGTGGTGCAATTCTTAATCTCAAAAGAACCAACACTGGAACTGGGCAGGGTGCTATTGGATTTGTAAACCTGAATTCAAATGTCTGTGCCAGTATAACAAGCTCGAGAAGTGGTGCAGAGGGAGGGGAACTCAGATTCTTTACCGCCCCCGATGACACAACACAAACGAGTGACAACCCATATTTAATTAATGAACGTATGCGAATTGACAGCGATGGCAACGTCGGGGTCGGGAACGGGAATCCGCGAACCAAGTTAGATATATTCGATACGGGTGGGTGTACAATGCGCTTAACTACTGATAATGTGACACCACAAGGTACGATTGATATTATTCGTGGTGATAATTTACGTTCACCTAATGATTACACATTTGGTGCTTCTAATTATTACGATTGGCGTATTGGTTCAGATGATACGACCGATTATAATTTTACAATCAGGAGGAAAGGGGGGGGATTAGATACTAAAGCTCTTGTTATTGACGGTACGAGTGGGAATATTACTATAAACGGAACAATTTCATACAACACTAAACAAGCGACACATCAGAAGAACGCGACTACAAGTTATACAAATGCTAATGTGGGTCAGAATTTAAAATCCGTGACGATATCCACAAGCGGTATAGCCCACGTTCACGTAACTGGATTATGGAGACTGACTGCATTCAGTGGAACAAACGGAACAAGTACAGAGGCTGCTTACTTCAACATTAAGAAAAATAGCACGGAAGTCACAGCCAGTTACGTGGGACATCGTATGGCTAAATTGGGTAATGCAAATGATAATGAGAGGTGGGTTCCTATAGTAATGTCGTGGTCGGGTGCTGTTTCTTCGGGTGATACGATCAATGTCTATGCATCTAGTATCGAAAATAATATTGAATTTAATGAGCTCGATCTGAATGTTTTAGTGGTTTAAAAGAAAAAATTGACACCATATATATGAACGTAACATCCACAATCTCTGAGGCTCAGAAAAAGGCACTGGAAACAGATGTAGAAGATATTACGGCGTGGTTTGATAATTGGTTACAACATAGAGCGGATACATTACTTGAAAAGATATTTCAAGATGAAGTAAAACGTCTCATCGAAAACGGTGAAACCGTGTCAGGGACAAAAGATGAAATCGTATTAGCCGCACCAGTGTTATCTGCAGCTGAAAGAAACGCACGAAAAGTATTACCCTAACTGAAAAAATTTCCTCCAAAGTGCTTCCCACTTTGTAAGAACCAGAGTTCCAAGTCCGCAGGACTTGTCCCGTCCGACGGCTTTTCCCAGTTTAAAAAAACCTCCCTCCATAGTAGATACGATGCCCATCGCGACACCCCAAGGCACACTCGATTTCAAGAGTGTCGATACGATCACGTTCGTCGGGGCTTCGTCAAACACGGTGATCGATACAACCACAGGAAGTCTCGGGGTCGGTGTCGACGGTAACGGACCCACGTCTAATTTACACGTGGTGGGGGACGCGCTCATCACTGGGAATGTCTCAGACCTGAACATCGTTTCAAACGTGAACATGCTCCACACCTCAAACACAGCCGCCCTAAAACTCAACTCCAACGTGGTTACGGAGTTTCCCCGATCCAAAAAGCTTATTAAGTATCCGAGGGTGGCTATGACTGGACCTTCTGCACCGACGGGGTACGTGGTGAGTGCTAGCACTGCACTTGGTTCGGGTTGGGAACCTTATAGGGCGTTTAATACTATAGCAGGAGAAGAGGAGGGCTGGCATGATGAAGGATCAACATATTCAACTGGTGTTTATATAGGTAGTAATTCGGTAACACCTGTTACCGGGAGCGCTGTAGAGGGTGAATGGATACAAATACAGCTTCCCGAGAAAATTAAACTCGAAAAAATCAGATTAGCACCTAGAACGACATATAATTTCAGGATGCCGAAAGATGCTACTATACTCGGTTCGATTAATGGAACTGACTGGTATAGAGTGACTAGCTGGTCGGGTCAGACATACCTAAGTGGTAATAACTACGCCACGATCGATGTAGATTCAGAACAATACTATAATTATTATGTTCTAGTGGTAGAATCATTGGATGCTGCTGGAAACTCTGTAAATATAGGCGAATGGGAACTCTTCGGCGTCCCTGAATACGACCCCGAAGCTGACGGGGTGGACGTGGTGGTCAAGTCTGTCCCCAACGTTCCCAACACGGATTGGTTGGAGGTCTACTATGATGCGAAGGATTTGGCGGATGGAGCTGTTTCGACGGCGGCGGGTGCTATAACAGGTTTGGGGGGGACGACTAATAATGGAACAGCCTTTGGTGACCCACAAGTATCAAATGGAGCTTTTGTTTTGGATGGGGTGGATGATTATATTACAACTGGCCCATTAGGATTTTCGGGAGATCAACCATATAGTATAAGTATATGGTTTCGGTCGGATAGACCCCAAACTGATATGACTACTGAAAATGGCATATATGGTTTTGGATATGGTAATAATCTAAATGGTGGTCTTTCTTGGTGGAGCCCCGTGACAAACGGGACCTCCTCGTTGCGTCACTGGCACAGTGGTAGTGGTGGAAAAAATTTTCCATATGTAACTTTTTTAGAGGATATGTGGAATCATGTAGTGATAGTGTATCCCGGTGGAGGAGCTTTTAATATCCGTGCATGGTTAAACGGTGTAGAAAGAATGGGAGTTAATAATCCCGGTAATAGTACTAATAATGATTTTAGTTGGAGCACGAGTGATAATATCATTATAGGTGATTGGTACACCAGTAGCGGTCCAAGATTACAGTCTCCCTGGGACGGTAAAATCGCCAATTTCCGCCTCTTCAACCGGGCCCTGACCACCGACGAGATTTGGCAACTCTACGCCTATCAGAAGGAGTATTTCGGGCACGGGGACTTGTCCATGACCCTCAAGGCGGGTAGGTTGGGGATTGGAACTTCAGAGCCTCGGGCGGCCCTGGATGTGAGGGGGGATGTTCACATAAGTGGGTCCCTGAGAAAAACAAGAGCACGAATGATTCGACTGGAATCGGGTGCTAAACATTTTACACTAGACGGGTGGCAAACCTACGTTTCTTATGGCGAAGCGTGGACAGCTTATTCAAGCGATCCTTTGTACTCGATTTCAATTACAGGGGACTACGTTGCAACTGCACGGGCCATAAACTATAGAATAGCCGTTCAAAATCAACGCACCGATGAAGTCTTGTATTTTCCAAGTAGCTCGGGATGGATAAAATATCATTACGTAGATAATACCCGTTTAGATGGACATGGGTATCTCGGAATTATGTCTGGTTTAACATTCGGCGATTCATATAAAGTTCAGTTAGAAGTGGATCCTAATAGTACGAATGATTATCAATGGAATACCGCTTATGGAACCATTACAGGTCTTGTATGGGATTAAATAATTTCCTCCAAAGTGCAACCCACTTTGCAAGAAAGACATCCCGAGTGGCGGAGCCACTCGTATCAAGTGACTCCGTCACTTAAAAAAACCTCCCTTCATAATAGATATGTCTTTGGAACAGACGGTGGATAACCTCGAGATTCGGTATGCGAACGTGGTTACGTTCGTCGGGACATCGAACACGATGATCGATACGACCACAGGCCGTATCCAAACGAAAGGGATCCAGCACAATTCCAACGTGATCACGGACGTTTCGGGACCTCACGGGCGGGTCGCGCCAACCTTAAAAAAGTATCCCGAGATTGCTTTTGATGCCTCGAAAATGGATGGGAATGACTCCACGAACACATATACACAAGCGGGGTATACTGTGACGGCGAGTACTAAAATGAGTACAAGTTATAGTCCGTGGAGAGCGTTTGATGATTATTTATCTGGAAATGATGGGTGGGCTACACTTAATCGTTACAATGCGAGTTCACCCGGAGAAGCTCAATCTGGTCTTGGTGCTACACAATTCCCAGCTGCTTCTGGGCGATATGGTGAATATGTAGATTTACAATTACCACATGGAATTAAAGTTAACAATTTTATCATTAAAACAAGACCCACCCAATCTGGTAGTGGGGCGTGGATGCCCGAAGATTCACCCGGTGCGGGTTACCTCTATGGTAGCAACAACGGTACAGCTTGGACTGAAATTAAGGCATTCTCTGGATTGATTTATGGGGGAATGACAACTAATGGTGGTACACAAGAAACGGTACAAGTTGATTCTACGACAGCCTATAAATATTTAAGACTTCAAGCCACGCATCGAGCTGGTCAGAATGGTAGTGATCAGTTTTTAGCTATCGGTGCACTCGAATACTACGGCTACGAAGAATACACACCCGCGGGTGACCATTCGGTCGATACGACTTTCATGTCCCGTTTCAATAACCCACAACTGACGGGTGTCCAAGTCCTGGTCGATGGTGCGACAGGTCAGGGAACGAACCAAATCTCGGGTGGTCCCGATCCCTCGGGGAACCAGTCGACTATGACCTCACCTAATAAATACTGGACCCTCAACGGAACCCTCACATCGAACCTTTCGGTCGAAGCCAATACCTTCTTGGAAGGTGACCAACCCCATGCGGTCTCTGTGTGGTTCAATTCCTCGAACTTGGAGGCGAACGTCTCGAATACGTGTGTCTTCTCGGTTTCTGACCAAGAGAAGTTGGATTCCGTGAACTTGGATCTCCAATCGAACACGTGGCACAACCTGACCTACGCGTACCAAGGTGAAGGTGGCTCCCGAGTAACCTACCTGGATGGACGTAAGGTGGCCGAAGACCAAGCCGAAGATACCTTCGGGGACTACCCACCCTTCGCGATGACGGGGTACTCACAGGGTGGATATGTGGTGAGTTCGAGTGCCGAGCATAGTTCTGGGGTCTATCCACCGTGGAAGCTATTTGATACAATTCTCACCGGGGACGCCGTTTCTTTTGAAACTTCTGGGGGCCGTTATGACACAACAGGTGCTCCTTATGAACACACGGCGGGTGTTTCAACGACAGTGAGTGGTACACCTTACACTGGCGATTGGGTACAGGTAGAATTTCCTTTTAAAATTAAAGTCGACCGAATAGATTTATTGCCTCAAGATACATATGGTCTTGAGAGAATGCCCCAAACCGCGATTATAGCTGGTTCAGATGACAATACTAATTGGGCTTTACTTAAATCTATAACTACAGATGTTCACGCACTTACAGTGTTCACTAATTATACGGTTAGTGCTACAAGAGCATATAAATACATACGATTTATATGGAATACACTCACAACTGCAGTAAATAATGCCGATTACCGAGGAAGAATTGCGGGTCAAGAAATGCGTTTCTACGGCCACCGCGAGAACGACCTGATCCGCCTTCCCGATCCCACGAATGTCTTGAAGTATCCGCACATTGCGTTTCCTAATTATGATGGCACTGCCAGCGGTCCCAATGTGGCTCCATCTGTAAGAGGGTATGTTGCTACAACGGATGAGGCAAATCCAGACTTTCCTATAGGTAAAGTTTTTGATGAGAGGTATCAAACTAGTGGTGGTGATGCGGCACAGAGATGGCAAACAACTGGATCAAATTACCCCACCAATGGTGGACTCGCTACGTCCACTAATCTTACTCTAACAACACTTGGAAATGGTACAACGTACAGAGGAAATTACATCCAACTTGAATCACCTCATAAACTAAATATCACGAAATATCAAATCTATTCGGGTGCGGCAGTGTCGACACATCGTCCAACTATTGTAGTATTAGTAGGGAGTAACACTGGTAACACAAATGATTGGGTTGATCTAGGTTCAGGTGATACCACATTACCAGCGTATTCTGGATCTGATCCGGATTACTCTACAACCGCTACCATATCGAATACAGGGTTTTATAAATATCACAGGTTAATCATACGAGCCCTCCATAGTACCCCCGACCCAGTGGTTTTCCAGGTCAAATACTTCGGCACAGGCGTCGACTCCATTCCCATCCAGATCGGTGGTGGGAACATCGATAAGGTGGCCAACTTTAGGGTCTACGACAAGTTTATTGACCAAAACCAAGCCCTCGAGATTTGGGACGCCCAAAAGGACGAGTTTGGACGGGCCAAGTCCTCGATGACTTTACAGAAAGGTCGGCTCGGGATAGGCACGGACGAACCTCAAGGAAGGTTGGCGGTCTTGGATGAACCCCACAACTTGGAAGAGTTCCCTCCGAGGGCTATGACTGGGTACAAGACCCATTTTGAGGGTCATGGGGTGTTTAAGGCGAGTGTGAGTGAATATTCGGGTGCAGCTGTTCACGACGGGTGGAATGCATTTGCACACGGAGCAGCCGAATTCTGGTTAATGGGTGACAATGCTGGATACAACTTAGGTTCGGGTGAATATGAAGATAACGAATTTCGGTTATCCTCAGAAACTTCTATGGGTCAGTGGATAAAATTAGAAATGCCATATTTAACAAATGTAACTAAGTTTATTTTACAACCGCGAGGACCGGGAATTGAATACCAAGCTCCTAAATCCGGTGAATTATGGGGGAGTAAAGATAATTATACGTGGACTAAACTTCATACGTTTACGGATATTCAATATTATCAAGGTCATACAACATTTAATTTTGAAAATTCAGGGTTCTATAAATACTATGGATTAGTAGTCACTAAGGTTGTTGGTGGTTCATCTATTGATTATATAAGTATAGTAGATCTCCGCTATTTCGGCACCCGTGAGCAGGGTCAATCCGTCCTCCACGATGGCCAACTGACCCTCACGAAATCGTTAACTGTTCCCCGAATTGGGCCGGCTCTCGACGCGGACGATACACCCCGTCGGGACCGACTCGTGGTGGAATACAATACCTCGACGAACCCCACGTTCGAGGGGGGTGTCAGGGACACGAGTGGGAGGGGGAATGATGGGGTGTTCTACGGTGGGGCGTCGTATGATGCTACGGAGAAGGCGTTGGTGTTTGATGGGACGGATGATTATGTTTTTACTGGTAATCTCCAAAATTCTGGTGGTGATATAGATTTCACGATTTCGATGTGGATAAAACCAAATGCGGTTACCTCAAGCGCCCAGTCTCCATTTCTACTTGGTAAAGAGGTAACAAACAAAGCGGTTGGATTGAATTTTATCAGTACCGATGTAGATTTCTTTGTTGTCGGAGGTGTTGCTTATACACTGGCACCTACAAGTGGTATATTTGATACTGGGTCATGGAAGCATTTTATATTATATCGTAGAGGTGGTTTAATGGGAGTTTATGTAAATGGTGTATATATAACACCAAGCGTGACAGGTTCTGGTTCCTTAGACTTACCCCAAACCACTCAATTTACATTGGGAAATAGAGATGGCACCAATTATTTTAACGGCTCCATCTCCAACTTCAAACTCTACGACACGACCCTCACCGCCGAAGAGGTCAAGACCCTCTACGATATGGGTCGCACGGGGAGTGTGGCGAACCCCCAACCCCTTCATATCGACACACCCGTATACATCAACGGCCCTTTATACGCCCCAGGAAGTATACTTAATATTTCACAATTTGTAGATGATGTAGATAGAGAGGTAGTTAGTAGCCAAACTCAGGTAACCGGATACACTACACCCCCCATTCATATGAAAGCTGGTAGTAAAGTGAAACTGGATTTTATTATACCGTGGCGACACGACGGAGCAAACTTGCCTTCCGGTGATTGGCGGGGTGGGTATCATTGGATTTATTTTAGGTTAAACAAGACTGTAGCAGGTGTGGCAGCCAATACATTTGTGTTATTACTTTCGTCTGGATATCACATGGGGGCGGGTGCTTCTTTTATAATGACTTATTCGAATAGTTGCTATTTACCTCTATCCGTACCCGAAGATTATACGATAGAGTTTCAACATAGGTTTGCCCCTTATAAGAATACTAGTACACCTTTTCGTATAAATCAGAGTCATAACATCAACGGGTCGGCGGACGCTAATCTACTAAAACTCGGATTTCCTAAAAATAACATGGGATGGTCAAAATATATCATAACGGAAATTTCAAAATAAAAAGTATTGTCTATCAGTAATGGATATAACGGTGACTATTCAATATGGTTACCCAGATTCTGGGTTTTCGATCACGGGAAATGATTACGATCAATTGATTTGGTATGACACTGAAACACCCAAGCCAACCCTCGAAGAAATAACTGAAAAATGGAATGAATATGTAGCGGCCCAACCCCTAAAGGAACTCCGCCAAGAACGCGACGTTCTCCTCACTAAAACGGATAAGTACGCCCTCCCTGATTGGCCCCACGCATCTCTCGCGAAACAAACGGAGTGGATTGAGTACCGCCAGGCTCTCCGCGACCTTCCCAATGCGACGGAGGACCCAGCGAACCCTGTTTGGCCCACTGTTCCAACTGCATAGCAGTTGTCCCACACCTAATAACACGTAAATCATTTCTTACGCTATATTAGATGATCAATAATTTGAATACGTTCCTGAATGTGAAAGATTCACATCTTCGGGTGGTTTCAGGGAACGTGTATGCGACAGCTATGAATATCGGCGGTATAAATGTTGATGTTGCACACGGCCTCCAGAGCGTCACCAATCAGGGAAATGTCACGGCAACCACACTTCAATTCGACAATGCGACGACGGCTTTCACGACAACCGCGAATGTCACGGTAGGACGCGATCTCACGGTCACCGGGAACGCCCTCGTTTCCTCGAATTTAACCGTTACGGGGAACGCCGTTATTTCAGATGACCTCACAGTTACGGAGAACCTTCTCGTCTCCAATAACCTCACGGTCACCGGGAACACCTTCTACACGAACCCCGCCGCAGTCCTCGTGGACTCCAACGTGGTCACCGAATACACGGGACCCCACGATCGACCCCTGCGGAAGTACCCGGAGGTGGCTATGACGGCTGATGTTGTTGCCAATGACTCCGCGAACACATATACACAAGCGGGGTATACGGTGACGGCGAGTAGTCAATATATAGGAAATGGTACGATTTATAGGGTATGGAAGATATTTGATGAAAAACTTGGTGGCTCGCCTGCAGGTGAGACGTGGATACAAGGCGACCTTTCGGCGTATGATATTAATGGAGACTATGTATTAAGTCCCGCTAATAACTTAGGAACGGGTGCAGATGATGGTGAATGGGTTAAATTGGAATTACCAAATAAAATAACACTGGAACGTATTCACATTACACCGCGTGATTCGAATCGTGAACCCGAAGATTTCAAGATATACGGATCTATCGACAATGTAAATTGGGTAGAAATACTTTCCGAGACGGGTGCTTCTCCAGCTATCACGACTGGTACATCGTACATGGTTGATGTTAGAACCACGTCGTATAAGTATTTGGGTATGGTTATTAAGAAAATCGTAGGATCTGGTTATTTCGCTATTGACAATCTAGAACTCTACGGCTACGAAGAAGGCAGTGGCTCCCTAGACACCACCCTAAAGTCCGTGTACAACGTGCCGGCGACCACGGGGACCCAGTTGGAGGTCTACTATGATGGGCGGGACTACACACAGACTTCGGATTTCACTGGAACTGGTGGGGTCGTCGATAAGGCGGGTGGAGACCAAGATGGGACAGCCGGAACTGGTGTCACATTTGATACCACATATAAGGCATTTGTATTCGACGCATCTGGAAGTGGAACAGTCACTACAAGTAAGATAACTAGTAGTACATTACCTTCAACATTTGTAGATAACGCACATCATTCTGTCGCGATGTGGTTTAAATTAGATACGATAACAGGGGAACACACACTGTTCACGATAAAAGATAACACTAATGGATTCTCATACCAGACTCCACACGTTGTAATTGATGAGGGAATATTGAGATATGATTTCTGGTCTAATAATATTCAATTACTTGACCAGATAGTAGCAAATGAATGGTATCACCTTGTGATTACGTTTTCAGGTGGAAATCATCAAAGTGGCACAAAGTTTTATATAAATGGTGTACACAATACAAATGTATCAACACCTTCAGGGACCGATAATTTAGATATACAAGTGAATAGTGTGGTATATCTCGGTGGTAGTATATCTTCATATGAAAGAGGTATCGACGGTTCCGTCGCGAACTTCCGTCTCTACTCCAAGGCCCTGAACGCTGGGCAGGTTCAGGAACTCTACGATTACCAAAAGGATTACTTTTTGGGGTCCAAGTCCCAAGTGACCTTGTACAAGGGACACTTGGGCGTGGGGGTCACCGAACCCTCGGGCCAATTGGAACTCGCGGGAGATGAGCGGATTCAAGAATATCCTCCTAGGGCGTTGACGGGCTACGAAACTCTGATGGAGGGTCACGGTGTGTTTTGTGCGTATGCGAGTAGTGGATATACAAGCGGGTCTACCCAAAATCGTCTTGCGTATAAGGCGTTCGATAAGGCGTCTGGTTCAGGTGGTTTAAATGATATATGGCAATCGGTAGATAGCCTGTATAATGGAGGTTCAGGGACAAACCAGCCATACACAGGAAGTGTCAGATTAGCCGAAAACTTACCAAAAGGTCATTATCTAGGTCTTAAAATGCCCTACCCTGTTAAAATTACAAGCTTCGTCATGGGGGCATATTTTAATAGTGGATACAGAGCCGTTGGAGACGGTTTAATTGTGGGGCGAAACACAAATAATCCTACATGGGAAGTTGTCCATACCCTCACCAATAGTTTCATGGCAGGTGTAAATGGATTTAATATAGCGACCAATGCACCGGCAATTCTCATAACTACACCATCTATTCCAATTGATAATACTAAATACTATGATGAATATGCTTTGGTGGTGACAGGTACACTAGGTTCCACCCTGGTTACTGTATCTGAATGGCGTCTCTTCGGCACCCCCGGTCCCACGACCCTCGATAAGGGTTCGTTGTCGTTGACCAGGTCCCTCGATGTTCCCCGCGTTTCGCGGTACGACGTGGATACGGAAACCCCGAGACCCGAGAAGTTGGTGGTGGATTTCGATACCACCGTCAATTCCTCACCTACAGATATCTCGGGGAAGGGGAATCATGGGACCATGACTTCTGGTGTCTCCCACTCCCCAGCGGATAAGGCGTTTAAATGGGATAGTTCTACAGGGGGGAGACGTATAGAGGTTATAGGGGTTCCAACAGCTACTGGTGCCGGCAATTTTCTCATGTCAGTGAGTATGTGGTTCAAATTAAAAACTACTGGGGCGGTTCTTTGGGGTATGGTAGGTGATGATGATGGTACCGATGGTTCACCCACTAATTATAGTGCTCCACACGCCGTAGTTAATTCAGCTGGAAACATTACATGGGCCATGTGGGGAAATGATCTTACTAATCAGACGGCAGTCGTCGTAAATAGGTGGTATCATTGTGTTTGGACGTACTCAGGTGGAACGACTGGGCGTAAGATGTTTTTGGACGGAGTTGAACAGACCTTCAATATAGCACAAACACATGCCTTAAATATGGTAAACGCGACATCGAGACTTGTTATAGGTATTTATCCTCATGACTTAGCAACATATCCTCTTAATGGATATGTCTCCAACTTCAAACTCTACGATGTCGCCCTCGAACCCTCGGAGGTCCAAAAGTTGTACCGGTTGGGCCGAACCGGGCGGTCCATGGTCATCAGCGACACGGCCGTCGGTATCGGGAAAGTCCCCGAAGCCCAATTGGATGTACGAGGAAATTTAAAGCTAGACGGTGTAGTGATGCCCAAAATTATAGCCGGACATTGGACCATGACCGGCGCAAATCCATCCGTTGTTCAGATAATGGTAAATGAATCTAATTGTGTAACTTCTATAGCAAATGGGAGTGGAGCGGGGCAGGGACAAAATATGTCCGGTAATAGAGGTCGGTTCACTGCACCGGTTACCGGTTTGTATCACTTTTCGACGAGCTGTACCATGGCTACCAGGGCTACGTCTGGATATTTAGGTACAATGACACAAAGTGGTGGAGCTATTCAGTCTAGTTGGCCATTCACATATGCAGAAGTATTTGATTTCCGTTCTTCGAGCAACGAAGAACAGTCATACTCATTCTCTAAAATTTGTAAAATGGATGCGGGTGATTATATCACACTACAAACATATGGTCCCGGTTACACAGATAATTCCGTCGTTATACATGGAAGTATACATTTAATATATGCCATTTCGGGTGCGGCGTGGTAATAATTTCGTTCATATATTATAGATGACACCTCAAGAAGTTCTTCAGTGTATCAGTCAACTCAGACCTAATAATACTTTTTACTTCGATGGTGAGTGTACGATTGATAATATAGTTTGGGATTCGGATGACGTAACGTTACCGACAACTTCAGAAATGGAGGAACATTGGAAAGTGGTCTCAGGAATACGATTCACGAAGGAACTCCGCGAAGAACGCAACAAACGCCTCGCCGAGGTAGATTGGGTTTTCTCGACAGATTACCAGATCGAGGATACACTCTATAAAGAATGGCTCGCGTACCGCAGGGCTTTACGTGACCTTCCCTCGGTGACAGAGGATCCAACGAACCCCGCATGGCCGGAAAAACCGGAAACGCCTACGGGTAAAACGGAGGGGATCCAGACCCCACACTTCGTGGCCACGTTAATGACCGAAAACAGTCAATTACGGTCAAAGGTAACAGCGCTCGAGCGTAAATCGACAAAATTCGAGCTCGATATCATCGACATGAAACGACGTATTCAAAAGGTAGAAACTTAGAGAAATGAAACACTGTTTCCGTAAGTATGGATAGTTTCGTCGAGGGTATAGGTCTCGTGAGTTCCATTTTAATCACGATTATGTTCGTACCCCAAATCGTTCACGTATACAGGACAAAGGATACAGACGCACTTAATTACGCGTTCCTGGGTATAAACATTGTCGCGAGTATTCTCGGTCTCGTATACTCGATTTATTATACGGTCATTCCCATGATTGTCGCAAACACATCAGCTGGTCTATTTTCCATATCGCTCATCACTATGAAACGATTAAACGGGCTTAAAGACCAGTCACCAGTATAAGATGGGAAGGAGCTTTCCCCGTCTCTCATAGCTCAGTTGGTTAGAGCGTGCGACTGTTAATCGCGAGGTCATCGGTTCGATCCCGGTTGAGAGAGACCCCCACCTTTTACGAGTGTATCCCACCCGTAAAAGATGTTTACTAATTATAGATGAACCAACATATCCTGACAGGACAGGTTGATGTCACGAGTAATTTACTCGTCGGGTCATCACACTTGTTTGTCGATACGACGAATAACCGGGTCGGTCTTGTCACGAATGATCCACATGCCGGTTTACACGTAAACAGTAACGCGTACGTGGATACCGATTTACGTGTAGGTTCGCAAATTGAAATAAACGAAACAGCCGGACGCATCAAGGCTGCGTCGTTCGAAGGCGACGGGTCACTTTTGGTGAACGCTCCCGTCGGGTCACTCGCTGTCCACAGTACAGATACGGGTCTACCCGGAACGGACGCGATTGTCACGAATGAGGGAACACCCACGGCCGCAGAGTTTAAATTCGTGATTCCACGGGGTGATGTCGGTGCAACGGGTGCAGCTGCCACGGTCGCGACTGGTACGACGACAACCGGAGCTGCCGGATCATCCGCGAGTGTTACGAATACGGGAACGACTTCCGCGGCTGTTTTTGATTTTACCATTCCAAAAGGTGACCAGGGTATTCAAGGTATTCAGGGTATTCAGGGTGATACGGGAACAGCTGCGACTGTCGCTGCCGGTACGACGACAACTGGAGCTGCTGGAACCAATGCGAGTGTCACAAACACGGGGTCTTCGTCGGCTGCGTCGTTTGATTTTACCATACCGAGAGGTGATACAGGTGCTACAGGTCCTGCTGGAACGGTCGCGATAGGTACCACGACAACCGGAGCCGCGGGGTCATCTGCGAGTGTTACGAATACAGGAACTTCAACGGCTGCGAACCTCGAGTTTACCGTTCCAAAAGGTGACCAGGGTGTTCAAGGTATTCAAGGTATTCAAGGTGATATCGGTCCCGCTGGAACGGTCGCGATAGGTACCACGACAACCGGAGCCGCGGGGTCATCTGCGAGTGTCGCGAATACGGGAACTTCGACAGCTGCGAACCTCGAGTTTACGATTCCAAAAGGTGACCAGGGAATTCAGGGACCTGCCGCAACGGTTGCGATCGGTACCACGACAACTGGGGTGGCTGGTTCGAGTGGTTCCGTTACGAATAGTGGATCTTCTTCTGCTGCGGTTTTTAATTTTACAGTTCCGAGGGGGGCTGACGGAGCTGACGGAGCTGACGGAGCTGACGGAGCTGACGGAGCTGACGGAGCTGACGGAGCTGACGGAGCTGACGGAACGAATTATTTCACTTTAAGTGGAAGTGATATTTACAGGTCTACGGGGAACGTCGGTATCGGGAAGACACCAAGTGAAAAGCTTCATGTTCACGAAAATCTTTCTACATCTGGTCATCAAATCATGACGAGGATAGGTGGAGACACCTCTTCATATAATACTCTCGTTTTTGGTTCGAAAGAAGGAAGACCTCATATTGGAGGACATAGGGGTGATTTTGGTGCTTGGGCTGACTTATCACTTCAAAAT